CTGCGGCAGCTGTTGCCGCTGTAAATGTAAATGGCTCAATACGATCATCGGTGACTGTGTAAGTGCCATTGTAGGTTCCGGCCCCGGTAACAATGACAGATTGCCCCGGCACAAAATAATTTGGCCGGATAGTTGTGAAATAAATGACGGCATTATCCACATTGGCAAATGTCACCGATGATTGGTATTGCGTAAGTAAAGGCAAAATCGTTTGCTCGGCTGAATCAATAAATGAATCAAGTTGTGCGTCAGAATATAAAGAAACCGAGACACCAAGAATTGACCTCAGCTGTGAGGCTGTGACTATTGCTGGCATCTCGGTTCCTTTCGTGTCAGTAGCGTTCGGGAGCGACCGCTACCGATAGTGATTTGTTAGTCGGCTCAGGTCTGGTTCCAGCATGCGCCAAATGGAATCTTTGGAGCAATTGCTGCATAGCCGTAGTAAAGAATGTCAATAGTTCCATCGCTTTGAATTGCTGTGCGCAATGTAAAGCGTGGTGACTCATACCATGTCCAAGCATCTGGATTGACAACGACCATTGAGAAATCTCCGGTTGATGTTGTTGGGCCAGCGTTGCCAATGGATCGTGAAACAAAGAGATTAAGACCCGGTGAAACTACACCGCGCAATGAATCGCCTCTCACATTTCCGGCTTGATTGCTAGGTTGCGCCGCATTGTATAGCGGTGTGCCATTGTCGTTGTAGCCCATGATGTTTGTCCATTGTCCAGGAGAAACAACGATGTTGCGTGCAAACCCAAGGCTTGATGCATAAACAGCACCAGCAGCTTGAGATGTGTAAGCCAAGAAACCTGTTGATGAGTTTGCATTCACACCAGTTTGCTGACCTGCACCAGCAATAGTGCCAACGGCAAATTCATCAGTTACTTTAGCGTAGGCAAATTCAAGATTTTGAAGGAGCGCGGTGAGGTACTCAGGCCGTGATCTATCAATGAGCTCGACAGTAGATATGGCTCTACCTTTAAAGCTTTGAACAGGTACGCTCAAGAATGTTGCTGAAAGTGATGATTCTGTGACAGGTGCATTTTCTGCAACATTGGCCACAGTAGGCACTGCAGTAACGCGTGGAATTTCAAATGTCATTCCTTCGCCAACAAGCGTTTCACGGCTTAGCGCATCAATCATTCCGCGATCGGCATTAGCCAATGCATTAACAACCTGTGTGCTTTGTGGTGTTGGCACCATTCCGGGCGCTGTTCCTGTTGTGTTATCTGCTGCCTTTATATATTGGCGTGAATCTTCATCATGAAGAATTGTTGCCTTTAGATAGTGCTCAAGGTATGAAACCTTTGACACAATTGGTGATCGTGGAGCTGTGTAATAGGCAGGTCGTGATGCCTGCACAGCCTCAGCTGGAGCCTCTACCGGTTCAGCGGCAGGAGCGGTGTTTTCGGTAGTGTTATCCACTTTGTCTCCTTCATTTGGGTTTGTTGTCTCTGTAACTGTTTCAGTTTCAGAATCTTCTGATGCTGCTACCTCTGAAACGCGTGCGGATCGCACGGCTGGTTCGGTAACTAGTGCCACGCCTTTGAGCTGGCCATTAAGCACTTTCATAGTGCCATCTTTTTGCATTTCATAATTATCAACGGCCAATTCAATGCTGAAACCATCGCGCAATCCATCCATGGCTTCAACCAATGCATCCGTGCCAGCTGTTGTGTTAGCAATTTTGAAAGTCGCTGTCATTTCTTTGTCATTAACACTCATGGCAATGCTCTTTCCAATTCTGCGTGTGTTGTCATGCTCAAGGTTCAAGAAAACATCTTGAGGCATAATTGATCCACGGGCAAAAGTGACTTTGCCTGTGCTTGCATTTGCTTGCTCGTTAAATGCAACTATGCGACCGGTGATTGTTCTCGAGTCCGAATCAGCTGCCGTGATTTCCATCGGTGTTGTTAGCTTCATGAGATCATATCCTCCATTTGTCTAATTTCATCGGTAGTGATTGCTCCGATGTCAAATAAAATCTTGTAAATTTCTGCACGCTCTTTTTCTGAGCCGCGCAAGTACGCCTTCAAATCAAATTCCACGCGCTGTGTGGATGGCGTAAAATCTGGCATTGAAAGTCTTGAGGATAAGCTGTTCATCAAAGGCAATAATGAGAAATCCAACAAGGTTTGACGCGCCGTGCTGGCGTTTGCATAGGTCATGGATGATCCAGTCGGCGCATCAATAAAGTAAGCCGGAATGCCAACGGCTCTGGCTAATTCTGTTGCAATGATTTCGCGAGCTGCGTTTAGGCCGATTTGCTCTGGTGTAAATCCAACTGTTTCCATCGTAATATCCGCATTGAGGAAAGCCGTTCCGCGATTTCTTCTCGCTGCACCCCAAGCATCAAGCAATTTTGCAATGCGGTCAGCTGGCAATGCTGTGCCATTAGATTTTAAAACCATTGATGGCACAGGTTCGCGTGCATACATTGCAGCTGCTCGCTCTAGCTCTGCACCTGCGCGGATTGTGCGACCGGCTCTATTCAATAAACCTTCATCATTGCCATAAAACACAACTAGTGATCCAAGGCCTGTGTATGGCACCTGCATTCCATCTACTGTGTAATACTCAATTTGTGTGCCTTTGTCGTTTAAGAAAACACCTACACGATTAGGAGCAACGCGCCACATTTCGCGCACTCTGCCGGTGTCAGCAAATTCAGACATAATCTGAAAATAACTAAACCCCGTAAAAAGTAAATCTTCGGCCGCCCAACACCATGATGCAGCTCCCGGCACGCGCTTATCTGGATCGTTAATCACAACGGGTTGATCAACAACCTGACCTGTTGTTTTGTCGCGTGTCAGCATTGGAATTGTGGCAATTGAATTGCAAATCATATTTCGTGCGCGTGCAATTGCTGGCACACTCATTGCTTCTTCACGGCTTGCAAGATAATCAGCTCCACCAAATGGATAAAACGCATCGAGTGTCGGAGCCGGGCCAATCGATGCAGCTATGTCAGCACCGCGCATAGGCGCGACAGCTTCAATTGTGCGTTTGCGGTCAAATAATCCCATGGGCGCATTTTCTCAAAATGTCAAGCATCAACCCACTAAAATATCTATATCCGTTTCCGGGCGTGTCGCATAGTGTGTGCATAGCGCGGCTGCTACGGCAGCACACACGGCCGATTGGCTGGCTCGCCTTCCAATAACCCAACCGCCATCACCGCGCCTCAATTGCACGGCTGAAAGCATTTGCTCTGTCAGCGATGATTGATTGCGATGCTTTAAACGGCCAGAATTGATTGCACCCAACAGCTCATCACATGCTTGCGGGTAATCGGCATCCATGTCATGGATTGGAATGCCGGCCGGCTGCATTCTGGCCGCAACCGCTCCCGATGTGCGGCGGCTGTAAAGCAAATACTCAATGGGATACTTTCGGCAATAACTAGCTGCATCATTGGCGATTGCCCGATCATCCAGCTGGATTGTGTTTTCCCAAGTGTGCAGCAGCTTTACCACAAAACTCTCTGATCCAAGTTTTTGAGCCGCGACCAATGCGCAATGTTTTCTATCCGGTGAAATATCAATGGCCATCCATGTCAGCTTGTCCTCATCAAGGTCAATTGTTTCATCGCCACAGGCTTGCCACTCTTTGGCACCAATAACGCTGGAAATTGTCTGCACCCAACGATTTAAAACTTCGGTTTGCACCACATCGGCAGGATCATTAAAAACGGCTCGAATATTGTCGGGATGGATTGTTATATTAAGTCCGGGATTGGCAAAAGCCGCATTTTCTAGTGAAATTTCATCAGTAGGTGCCGACCATTCAAAATAACCAACATCATCGGATGCCCCACTAGCTGCTGCCAATCCGCGCTCGCGCAATTGGTTCAGCACAATGCTGTGACTATCTCCGGCCGTAGAAAAGCAATTGACCTGTGGATTTTTGGCAGCCATCAATGTGTAACGCATTGCAGCAAATGTCTCCATATCGTGCAGCTCTCGGATTTCATCCATGTGGATGCTTTCCGGTTTTGATAAACCTCTAGCTGCTGATCCACCAGCTTTGATGATAAAACGCGATCCTTCTAGCGTTTCAATCTCCTCGGCTCCATGTTGCCACCTAATTCGCTTGACCCGTTTAGCTAGATCATCATGGCTCTCTACAATCTGCACAATTGCCCGGAATTGCTCAAGCGATGTCACCAGTCGGTGAGCTGTGGAGACTTGCAATGATTCTTGCCAATGAAAAAGACCCATTAAAATTCTGGCCATCATGTAAGTGCTCTTGCCATTCTGGCGAGCGACTGTGGCCACCGAGATTGGGTGATGATAGCGGCCATCGGGTTTTATCTTGAGAGAATGCTCGGCCAAAAACTTTTGCCACGGCATAAAGCCGCCTTCAATAATCTGCTCAGCAAAATCAATCAATTCAAAGCCGCGTGACGGCAAATCATTGAGCGGTGAGTGGATTCGTGGAGCTGTTACCGGCAAAAAAACCGATTCCAGCCTATCTGAGCCTAGTTCAGCCGTATCGCCAACAACTATGACCTGTTCATCCTTAATCATGACTTATCGACTCGTTTTGGGGTATAAACACACCAT